GAGAACTGCCTCCGCTTGGTGCAACTCAAACTCTCACGGAAGACCCAGGCTTCTCTGGCGCCAAGACGAATGTGCAAGTCGTTTCGTCTGAGTTGTTAATGACGAGCTTTGCAACCGCTGGGTCAACTGGGACGTATCTGTTCTCGACCTATATCGACACAGGTGCCGAGAGAACGACCACGATTGATGTCGTGCTGGACGAGACGCGCCATCATTCTGGAGCCACATCGGGGTCCGTGAATTGGGATGACATCGCATCATCCTTTGTCTTTGACGATTGGCCTGGCGACTTCGATGACTGGACGGATGAGAGCGCCGAGTATAATGATTACGACGTTGAGATATACGTTCGTGCGACCTCTGACGATCCAGCAGGCTCACCGACATATGGAGGCTGGGTGCCAGTGACCGGCGGGCAGGTCGTCGGGCGGGCGTTCGAGTTCAAGGCGGAACTGTCCAACACATCCGACAAGGTGTCACCGGCCATCGCGGGCCTAGAAGCGAAAGTGAGTTATTAAAAAATGTCACAGAATGATATGGTGATTGCCAACCAAACGGCGGCTCTGGCGCGGGCAGATATTAACTCTGCATTGCAAGCGTTAGCATCCAACTCGCTTGGGACATCGGCACCGGCAACGACCTATGCCGGTCAATGGTGGTATGACTCCAGCGCCGCGATCCTGAAGCTGCGGAACAGCGCTGACTCAGCCTGGATTGATGTCGGGATATTCTCCTCCGGCTCATTCGTGCCATATCCGGGTCTTGCGTCACAGGCGGAAGCAGAGGCCGGGACAAACAACACGAAGTTCATGACGCCGCTCCGATCTCGCCAGGGGTCAATGCCAAACTCCAGCATCGCAACGAATGGCTATGCTGAATTGGCTAATGGTTTATATTTACAATGGGGTCGGGCAACGGCAGTGCAGGCGGGGTCAATCACATTCCCAACCGCCTTCCCGACTGCCGTGTTTTCTATTACTTTGACGGGCGTAAGAAACACCGCCGCCAACACTGGCATTGGGCTGAACTCGTCATATTCTAGGACTGGGTTTTCGTATGATATTTTCAGCGATGAAGGCCAGTTGCAATATTCCGAAATCCATTGGCAAGCCTACGGCAACTAGGAGATATCATCATGGCTGATACAAAAATCTCTGATCTCACGGCAATAACCGGGGCCGACACAGCGGCTGATGATGATTTTGTTGCCGTTGATACCTCGGCAGCGCAGACCAAACGGATCACGCGAGATGAACTAAAGCAAAGCGTGCTTGCGACAGGCGTTGTAGCAAATGGATCGACCATCAGGACAAATTTGGGCTTGGCAATCGGGACCGATGTTCAGGCCTATGATGCAGACCTGACAGCCTTGGGGGGCTTAGCTAAGGCGGACGGCAACATCATCGTTGGCAATGGCTCAACTTGGGTGGCTGAGTCAGGAGCTACAGCTAGAACTTCTTTAGGTGTGGACGCTGCTGGCACAGACAACAGCACTAACGTAAGTTTGTCAGGCTCTTTAGACTACATTACTATTAGTGGTCAAACGATTACCAGAAATGCTATTGACCTAGCTGCTGATGTAACTGGTACACTACCTACAGCTAACGTAGCTGACGATGCAATCACCTACGCTAAGATACAAAATGTAACTGCAACAGATCGTATCTTAGGCAGAGACAGTGCAGGTGCAGGGGTAATCGAAGAGATTTCACCAGCATCTTTGCGCACAATGATTAACGTAGAAGACGGAGCTACTGCTGACCAGACTGATGCCGAGATCAGAGCCGCTGTTGAAGCAGCCACCGACTCGAATGTGTTTACCGATGCTGACCATACGAAACTCAACGGAATAGCTGCATCAGCTAACAACTACGTCCACCCAAATCACAGCGGGGAAGTAACGAGTGATGGAGATGGTGCGACCACAATCTCGGACAATGTGGTTGACGAAGCCAACCTGAAGGTATCCAACAGCCCAACCAATGGTTATGTGTTGACTGCCCAGTCAGGAAATACTGGAGGACTAACGTGGGCTGAGGCTGGTGGAGGCGGTGCTTCAGCTATTGATGATCTAACTGATGCAGTAACTTGGAACAGTGGACAGCAAATAGGTTTAGGATCAGGGGCGCTTGATTCAAATACAAGTACCAACGGAGCAAATACAGCGGTTGGTTACAATGCAGGAACCGCAGTTACTAGCGGACAGGCATCAACATTTTTTGGAAATTCTGCCGGTTCTCAAATGACCACGGGGGCTTCCAATAATTTTATAGGCAGGTCCAGTGGTCATCATATAACTACGACAAGTAACAACAATTTTATGGGTTCGTTTGCAGGCTATTCTGTAACCGGAGCAAATAATGTTGCAGTCGGGTCTAATGCTATGCTTGCTGGCTGGAGTGGCGGGGCATCAACTGACAGATCTGTTGCGATTGGTACGAACAGCATGCTCGCAACTTCGACAGCGGAAGATATAGTTGCAATTGGATATGATTCTCTAAAAGCAATGACGACAGGGACATTAAATGTCGCGATTGGGGCAGGTTCTGGAATAAAATTAACTTCAGGTTACGGCAACACCCTGATCGGTGAGTCCGCAGGCAGTGATATTACGACCGGCAACAAAAATACGATGATTGGTCGATACACAGGCCACACAGGGACCAGCTTTACGGGTTCAAATAACATCGTTATTGGCTATTTCGCCGACGCATCGAGCCAAAGCGTGTCCGACGAAATTACTTTGGGCGACACGACCAATAATAAATTCAGGGTGCCGGGCGTTAACTTTGCAGTAAAATACTCTACTGCCACCACAGGCTATGTACTTACCGCAGACGCAAACGGAGAAGGCGGGTGGGCGGCTGCTGGTTTTCCTAATACGGCTTGGGTGAACTTTAACTCACTCAGCACTTTATCTATTACGGATAGTGGTAATGTGTCGAGTGTCACGGATAATGGTACAGGTAACTACACGGTTAACTTTAGTAGCACCCTTTCATCAGCGGGTTATGCGCTTGCTGGTTATGGCGTAGCTTACGCCACCGCCAATGTTAGTGGCTCCACTCAATTTGGGTTAGTGCCTACTGCCACAAATTCACAAATACCTGTATTAAAGAGTACCTCTGCTGTTCGGATTCTTATGGGCAACGGTGCTAATGGTATTCCTGCGGACTCTGGTAGTTACTCGCTTACTGTGACGGGTTAGACGGATGAATAATTACAGAGTAATCTTTGAAGACCCAGAGCAGCCAGAGCAACCAGCAATGGTGCTTGCCCCTAATGACAAATGGCTTGAAGAAGCTAAGGCTGGGCTACTACCACCCATCTCCGTTTACTGGGCTTTGCAGGACGATGAGCAGCAAGCAATTGCAGAAGGGCGACACGACACATTTCAGCCTGACACAGAGAAACACGCAGCACAGTGGTCTGCACCTCGCATTGGTCCTCTGTCAGAAGAGGAGGCAATTGAGTACCTCATAATGAAAGACATACCTCGCCACATCTGGTCGAAAGAGTACAACCGACCAATGTTCAAGATTGTCAAAACAGAGGACGTGCCATCTGACAGGTCGTTCCGTAACGCATGGAGGCTTTCAGCATGACACAAATATTTATCAAGATCGGAGCCGATGAATATGCCGCCGATGACTACACAGTACCAGGAGAACGCACTTTCCGTAATGCTTGGGAAGCTAATTCTGGCACAGGGGTGATCTCTGTGGACATGGAAGTAGCAAGGAACATCTGGCGTGACAAGATTCGCCTCGCACGCACAGAGCCTCTAGAGTTACTCGACACAGCTTTTATGAAAGCATTGGAAAGTGGTGCTGACACAACACAGATCGTTGCAGACAAACAAGCTCTTCGTGATGCTCCTAATCATCCTGCTATTGACGCAGCTACAACCCCAGAGGAACTTGCAGCGATACAACCTGCTGGTCTGACAGTGGTTTAAAGTGGTTAACTTTTAAAATTTCAACACCAAAGGTAACTGCAAATGCCAGACGAACTAACACTTGAACAAATTGCTCAACACTACTCAGCAGCAATGGACTCAGTCAATCTAATCAACTCCATCATTGCGTCTCCTGACGATTACGCAGACGACGAAACAATCTTAGATAGGAACGTAGGACACCTTAAGATCGTGGTCGCTTGGGACTTCTGGACTACTGAAGACATGACGCCGATCAATGACGCTATTGCCGCCGGAGAGGCTGCATAGTGGGCGAGATTGACCTCCGACTGATCCTGACGCTGGCGGGCATGGGCGTGTCCGTGGTCTCTGCTGCGGTCATCGTCAAGACTAAGCTGGCGGCTGTGATTGACACGCTGTCCGACATTGAATCCAGGCTGCGGAAATTGGATTCAACGGTGGATCGGCAACAGGCTCATATGGAAGTGGCCAACCAAAAGCTGGGCGTTTTGTCAGGTATGCTTGCCCCAGACAAGATGGAAGTTCGGGCCAGAGAGGTCGCCACGATGCAGGCGGAGATAGCTAGTCTGCATGGCTCGGTGTCTAAATTATTGTCCATGCACAATGGCAGGCACCCTCCGATCAAAGACGACAAATAGGAGATTAAGATGCTTTCAGCACTCATCGCGCCCATAACCGGGTTGCTCGATAAGGTCATCCCGGACGCTGATACCAAGATCAAGATCGCGCACGAACTGGCCACGATGTCAGAGCGACATGCCCAAGAAGTCACGCTTCAGCAAATTGAGGTGCTGAAGGCAGATGCCAAGGGGAATTGGTTTCAATCGTCTTGGCGACCTCTGGCGGGCTATGTGTCGGTGCTAGGCATGGCGGTGAACTTTTTGGTCAGCCCTATTGCAGCCGGGTTTGGGGTTGTGATACCGCAAGCCGATATGTCCGTGATGATGCCATTGTTGCTGGGAATGCTCGGAATTTCCGGTATGCGCAGCTTCGACAAGGTCAAGAAAACTGACACCAAGGTGGTCTCATGAGTCACAACTGGGTTCTATCTTCTCGCTCCAGAGAACGGCTGGCTGGCGTCAAGCCGGAATTGGCTGACACCGTCAAGCGAGCGCTGGAATTGTCACCGATTGACTTTGGCGTGAGCGAGGGCAAGCGAACGCTCGAACGCCAGAAGCTGTTGGTCAGCCAGGGCGCGAGCCAGACTATGAAATCAAAACATTTGACTGGTGATGCCGCTGACCTTGTTGGCTATTTGGACGGCCATGTATCCTGGGAGATGTCGATCTACTGCAAGATTGCCGACGCCGTCCGCCAAGCAGCTATCGAGACTGGCGTATCAATACGCTGGGGTGGTGCGTGGCAGGTCAGGGACATCCGGCTGCATGAAGGCGGCATGGACGAAGCGCAGGACGCCTATATTGATCTCAGGCGATCTGAAGGCCGTCGTCCGTTCCTGGATGGGCCGCACTTCGAGCTGTCGTGATCAGCCGTAATACTGCGCGCGTTTCCTGGCAATCTCGCGGCCTCGCGGGCTGTCCTCCTCCCATGGTTTGCGGCGCAGCGCATCCACATCAGGGCGTAAGTTTTTCGGCTTCGGCTTTGGGTCCGGAATCTTGGGTGGCGGTTCTGATGCTCCGACGGTTTGCTTGATGACAGAAACCATTGCGTCAATCCCATCAGCAAATTTCTCCTCACGCCTTTCAAGCATCGCCTTGGCCTTATCAAATATGGCGTCGGAGTCCTTTTTCAGTTTATCGTGCCTGTGCATCTTGCGGATAGCGTGAGACGCTGAGGTGTGATCGTAAAGACCCGCAAATAGCGCGCACTCTTCCAGCGTACAGCCTGACAGCCGAGCGGCGCACATGAGGGCCTGACGTGCATGAGCGACTGGCGGGCGCTTGGTTCCACACAGGAAATCATCGCGCCCTGTGACCTCCTCCGTCGCTTGGATCAATGCTTTGTGCAGAGGCGTTCCAAACCGAGTCGCTCTGACCCGCGCCATCTGGCTAGAAAATCGGTTGCGCTCCCTCATACTTTTGTTCCCTTCATGGCTTCAATTTCAGCATCCTTCGCCTCATTCTCCGCCCGGTGTGCGACCACGCTGGCGGCATGGATTTGCGGGATGATGAGCGATGCGATGGACCAGGGCAGGACTGTCGATGCGTCTTGGAGGATTGTCGCTCCATTGATGCCATTAGTTTCAGCGTTTCTGATTGTTATTTTGACGTGGCCTGGGCGATCATTGAGCGGCTCAACTTCCACATTCATTGGACGAACTCATCAATCATCGGAAAGATTGGCCGGATGGCTAGAGCAGCCGTGCGGGCTAGGTCTTGATGTTCCTTCTGGGTCGATGGATCGGTGCGGAGTTCAATGTAGTGTATCCAAGACCGCACTGAGCCGGACATATATAACCGGGTGAACGTCAAGCCTTCTGGCAAGATGGTTCTCGCGACCTCCTTGGCTAACCCCTTCTTCAGGGCTGCATCGTAAGCGTCAAATGTGGATGCCATCAGGCTGTCCTGCACGTCACGCCACCATCCAATGAGACCTTCATCGTCGGTCTCAAGGCTGTTCTGGCGATTAACGTGATCCTGAAGTCGTGCTTCGCGGCGTTCACCGTTGGTTTCGGTGGCGGAATAACGCTGACTGAATTCCTGAAAGGCGAAGGATCGATGCCTCAGCATCTGGCGGGCGATATCTCTCGTCGTGTCCATCTGGAGCGTGATGTGACCCATTTCGAAGGGACTCCAGTGCTTATGCCGGATGAGGTAATTGATTAACCCTTCATCATTAAGCGCGCTGACCTGGCTGGTGGGGTTCGACACGCGAGCGAAATAGGCTATGTCGTTGACTAAGCTCGACCCTGCCGGTGCGGCGTGGCGTCGGCTGTAGCTCTCTAGGCTTACTGTTTGCATAATTCTTTCTCCCTTTCTAAAATTGCGTGGCCGATCATTTCCGGGATTTTCGGGACGACGGCGTTTCCGAGGGCTTTAAGGCGGTCCACTCGCTTGGGAACCCCATCAGCCACTCGACCCACGTTGGGTTCAGGTGGCCAGCAACCGTCACGCCCAAAGTGTCTTTGAAGTTCGCCGCCATCGCGCTGCAAGACCTCGGCGTGGGCCACCGCCTCACTTGGTCTGCTAGGTTGGCTCCGAATATCAAGTTCGGGTTGGACTGGCTCACTCTTCGACCTTTTTCGTCGAGCTTCCTCGCCCCTCCTGTGCCATCTGTCGTCCGTGGAGTGGCCCACGATCCAGACGCGATCTCGCCGGTGAGGGGCACCAACGTAGGAAGCTGGAATGCAGTGCCACTCCGCATCATACCCGATCTCGGCCAAGTCTCCGAGAACTCGGCCAAACCATCCGCCTCGCCGCTCGCTTGGGCCACTAAGCAGTGCTGAGACGTTCTCCACGATGACGTAGCGCGGTCGTATTTCGCCAACCAGACGGGCGATTTCTGACCATAGTCCGCTGCGCGTGGTTTCATCAATTCCGGCTTGTTTTCCGGCGGCGCTGATGTCTTGGCAGGGAAATCCGCCGGTGATGACATCAACTGCAATTCCGTCTGCCTCCAATTGGGTGCCGGTGAGGGTTCGCACGTCGTCATATTGTTTCACTCCTGGCCAATGTTTTGCCAATACAGCGCGAGGATATGGTTCGATTTCGCAGAAGGCGACAGTCTTAAACCCGCCAGTGCGTTCTAATCCGAAAGCAAAGCCTCCTATGCCAGCAAACAGATCAAGCGTTTGGAGCATGGCCTCTCTCCCTGATTTCTTCAATCAAGATCATCTGGGCGAGCGTTTTGACTGAGCATCCCGCCACCTCTGCTCTCTTGCCAAACGACGCGTGAACATCATCTGGCAGGCGCAAGCGGACAGGAACGCCATTCGCACACTTTCGATCAAGGACGGTCCTGACCACTTCTGGCGTGGTGTCAAGGACGACTGCGATGTCCTCCGGTGCAAAGCCTTCATCTGCCATGATTGCTGCTTTTTGTGTGATGCTCATCGCCTGTCTTCCGAATAGAAAATGTGGTTACCAATCTGGTCAATCCGGCGCATACGCTTAGCCCAGCCTGGGGAGACGTAGGTGGCGTGGTAATGGGTTGCGCCTGCATTCTCCCAAGGGTTTGACCAGGCCTCTCTGACTGCCCTCTGAGCCGTTTTCCAGGCCGTTTTATCGGTGATGGTCTCAGGTTTCCCGTCCGAATAGAAACTAAATGCGGCTGGCTCTTTAACCACGGCGCAGGCATCGTTCGGAAATGCACCGTGGTCCACGCGGTTCTCAATCACATGAACGACCTGTCTTTGTCCTGCCTCTGGCTCTGATCTGGCCTCGAAATACACGGCCATGGCGATACAAAAGAATGCTGTCTCAATCATTCTCTATCTCCACTTCGCCGGTGCCGGAACAATCGGGGCAGTCAGTTAGGCTCTCCCGGATGAACCCACCGTGGTCCCAATCGGCCACGTTGGTTTCGATGACAACCCGGCCTTCGCCGAGGCATTCGGTGCATTGGCTCATGGCTGGTCATCCGTCAAAATCCATGTTGGATGGAGATTTTCGGCATCGTCCATGGCGGCGAACAGAACGACTTCATGGACACCGCCTCGCGCCTTGATCTTTATTGTTCGCCAAGTGGTGCCGTTTTTCGCGGCTTGGACATTTTCGATGGTGATGTCGGTAACGTCGTGGATGTTGATATTCATTTTGCTTTCTCCCGAAGCAGGTTTGTAACATCTATGTTGATATAGATTAACCCTTATGCTGTCCATATAAAAATGGATGTGCCGTCAAAATAATTTTAGGGGGTCAGATCAGCAGCCAGCCCAGGGCGGCGGGAGATTCCTACCTGGGCTGGCGCGACCGGAGCGCGGAAAGGATGAAACACGCCCTTGTCTGACCCTTACCACTTTTCTAACCGCTGCACAAAGGTTCCTATTTGATCTATTGCGTCGTCGGCTCCTCTGGCCACCATGACTGTGTGCTTGCAGTAAGATTGTAAATACTCAAGCATAGCCTTCTGGTCTGGTGACAATGATCCACCTTGCGACCTCTTCATCTCAATCCAGAGGCTCCAAGCTGGTATATAGAGGTCCGGTATGCCGCGAACGACACCTTCAGCCTTCAACCGGCTGGCTGTTACTCTGGATCGATACCCACCATTCGGGATGGCAAAGATCAATACACTAGGATGGCTCGCTCTGAACCACCGGACTAGCTGCACTTGCTCCTGATGCTCCGTCTTCATCGGTCTCAATCACTCCCGTAATTCGACTGCCTGGGAAAACCTTCCTGGCCTGAATGACGATATCATGAACCACATCGCCGTTGGATGCTATCAGTTCGGCTGAACTAAATGTGTTATCGCCAGGTTCACCATTCCTTACATCAGTGCCATTTATATCATAGACAGCTTCGTCTGGATGGTTTGAGTCTTTGATCTCCCACGGAACCAAATCAGGGTGTAGAACATGGGCCTCGCACCCGACTGCCTGATGCTCTGGGGCTATATCGTTCGCATCCCATCGAGCGCAGCCCCATTTTCCATCGGAGGCCGGTGTCGAGCGGGCGCAGGTCCGGCAGTTGACTTGCTGGGTTAGCTTCGATCCATGACACAGGTCGTGTGCTGGGCAAATTTTACACTGATACCAGGAGGCATCTGTCGAAATTGGGTCCGGCATACGTTCGGCGGTCGATAGCCTTTTTCCACGGGATAGCAGGGCTTCAGCCGCTTCAGCATCATACTCAAGACGCTCGGTGTATAGCCGGTCATCGTTTTTGCATACGGCAACATACAACGCTCGCTTGATGTTAAGGCCGTGCATGTACAACTGCATCTGAGCGAAATGGGCTGGTTTTGATTCCTTCACACCCTTGATTAACAAATCATTGAACGATCTTAGGGCGTGGGTTTTGTATTCAACGACGTGTTTTTGCATCCCACCGCCCGGCACACCACTGAGGGCAATACCATCCGTTGATCCGCCCAAATGCCCGCCCAGGTTCACATATTCTTGGTCTGCTCCAGTGTTCTGGAACTTGATCCCAATGGCCTCCAAATCAGCCTGAATGGTGGCCTCTTCATTGTGTCCACGGCGGAACAACCGTTTAATCCTGCCGGGGAACTTTTCCATCACGGCCCAGCGGAATGACAACCAAATCCAGCGATCACAGTAGTGGCCTAACCCAGAAGCCCCCATATGCGGGCGCGGGGCTTCTTTGATCTCTGCATGATGCTCATCAATCGCATCGGCAATTGGGTCTTCTCGCTTTGGTATCTTGACCATGATTCATCCCGTTCATAAAAATAATGCTGGGTCATTGGCCGAATAACAAATCTATTTGACCAACAACCCAGCACTTCATTCTTTCACATCAATCAGAACGGGATATCGTCGTCCAACCCTTCTGGAGGTTTTGCGGCCCAAGGCGGAGCGGCAGCACCAGCCTTAACCATCGAGGGCTTCATCTTACTCTCTCGATACCCACGGATTTCGTTGCGGTCGCCATATTGCTCATCGGATTTCACCGTGACCTTTATTCCCATCGACATACCAATCAATTGGTCGGTGTCGGTAAGCTCGGCAATGTTCGCAATCTCTGTGATCCGGCCAAGCTGCTGATGACCAATCTCGACAGCCTTTGGGTTTGGGTTGCTGATATTGATGTTGGTGAAGATCACTCGGCCCTCGTTGGTCGGGCCAGTTACATCAAAACGGATCGCAATATATTGGCCGGTGCCTGCCTTCGTGTCGCGAACATCGGCATTGACGATAATTGCGTCGTACCAACCCTCTGCGATTGGCTCCCATTTCTTCTCCTCGCTCAGTGGCTGTTGAGCAACCTCCGCAGTGCGGAATGCCTGTTGTAGTGCAACCATAATCTTATTCCTTTTCGATGCTAAATGACACGCGTGATGGTGTCGTGGTGATTGATTTTAGGAAGAGCCTCGTCACGCTCTCTGGTGCAGCCTTCCATGCAGCTACGTTGATCTCCGGCTTCCAGCGAAAGAGGCTATCCATGTGGGCTTCTAAACCGTATTCAGCAGCAACATCGCTCGCAGTGTGGCGATCAACCTTCCTGCTCATGCGCCCGACTAACTTAATCCTATGGCCCCCGTCAGTGACCGTAGTCTCGGTGCCCTCTAAGGTTTCAGCAACGCCTAGCAAACTGGCGAGATGGTCTTCAATGACCCTCCGGCGCTCAACGGCCTTGCGCTCTGCTGCCTTGGCTTCCATCCATGCTTCTGAAGCTGCATCTAAATCTAAATTCATTTTGCACCTCCAATCTTGGCAATGATCTCACCAATATCGGGAGCCTCAAAGGCATCAAGCTTCCCAGACCTATCCTTAGCCTGCCAAAGCCCATCTGTATCGCACATCAGCGCCCGTTGAGCATTGCCATCGGCGTCCTTTTCAACGCGGAGTGCAGCAACAATGTCAAAATAGTATGGGAGTGCTTGGCCAGTCTTATTCCCAGGCATTGAAGGGGCATATAACATCCGCCCTGTTTCATCCTGGGATTTGTCGAGCTTCGCAGTGAACAGGACATGACGATCGGGTATGTCGCGGAACATGCGGATCACCTGGGCCATCGTTGTTGCCATTTCACCGAATGCTTGGCGAGGGTCTTTGGCCTTTGCCTTCTCGGACTCAAGGCAGACTTCAGCGATCTCGGATATGCTATCCAACGCAATGGATTTATAACCCTTGGCATCGTCTGATGTTGTTAACCAGGCGTATGCCTCTCGCAAATCATCCATCGACTTGATTGCTAGAAACGGCAAATCAGCACCAGCAATGCTGAGTAACCCAGCTTCAGCAGACAAGATAATTGGCTTTGGCATGGTTGGGATTAGGCTTGTTTTGCCAACCCCTGCTGCGCCATAGACCAACAGTTTGATCGCGTCTGCCGTAGCTTTCCCGGTGTTTTGTAAGTTAATCATTTTAGTCCTTTCGTCTCGCGTTCGGACAATTCCGTTTGCGACTAGTGTAGACATCTTATTTTAGCGGCCTTATGATGTAAAGGTCAAAATCGCATAAGGAGCAAAATAAATGACAACGCAGGACGTTTTAGACTACTTTGAGACGCAGGCCGCTATTGCCAAGGCGTTGGACATAAGTCAATCCGCAGTATCGCAGTGGGGTGACCGGCCTCCAATGTTGCGGCAGTATCAAATACAGATCGTCACACAGGGAGGGCTTCGAGCAGATGCCTGATATCAAACGGGAGCAAGTCCTCTCGAAGGCTGAGAAGCTTATCAACGGACAACGTGCGAGAGATTACGGTGACGCTTACCAAAATCATGAAAGAATTGCGGATGGCTGGAACGTCATTGTGCAAGAAGCAATGGCTAACTCTGGAGAACTAACACCGTCTCACGTTGCACTTATGATGGACTGGCTAAAGACCTGCCGGTTATTGACCACGATCAATCACGAAGACAGTTGGGTTGACAAGGCTGGATACACGGCCCTGGGTGCCGAGTTCGCATTGAAGACAGGCCGGACTAACGCGCGAAAGGATAAAACAGATGGTTGACGTAACAAACATATTCGGCGGCGCGTTCACACTGCCGACGAAGAAACACATCGATCCGCCTGAGCTACAGCTTGCCGACGCCATGCGGTCCGCTGGGATTGAGCCTCCTGCACAGATTAGGATCGACGGGCAGTTGCATCGGTTCTCGACAAAGGGGCGCAAAAGGGACGATTCAGGCTGGTACGTTGCCTTTCCAGATGAACCAGTGGCGGGGCGCTTTGGTTGCTGGAGAGACCAAATAGATGTCACATTCCGGGCCGACATAGGTCGCGAGATGACTGCCGCCGAGCATATGTCAATTGTACGTCGTCAGAGCGAAGCCAAGGCACGGAGAGATGAAGAGAGGCAGAGGAAGCAAGAGGTCGCGGCAGATACGGTGCAAGCCATCTGGAGGGATGCAACAGGCGCATCACCTGATCATCCATACCTCGCTCGCAAATGTATTAAGGCTCACGGCGTTCGAACGACAGGCGATGGCCGTTTAATTGTCCCACTGTTTGATGCTGATGGTGAGCTGTCATCCCTACAATATATTGGAGACGATAAACGCTATCATCCTGGGGCTGCTACGCGTGGATGCTCTTGGACGCTAGGCGATCTCGACGGCTCAACGATATTCGTGGCCGAGGGCTTTGCTACAGCCGCCACGATCCATGAGGTGTCCAACAGACCAGTTGTCATTGCATACAGTGCCAATAACCTACCAGAGATAGTTCGCCAGCTACGCCAAACCCACGGGGTGACGCAGGACATCGTGGTTGTGGCTGACAACGATGCAAGCGGGGTTGGCCGGAACAAGGCTGATGAGGCATCTGCGAAACATGGGTGCCGGATTGTCATGCCGCCGGAGCTTGGGGACGCCAATGATTATGCCCTAGCGGGTCATGATTTAATGGCCATCCTATTCCCAGCCCAGGATGACTGGCTAATCTCAGCCGATGACTTCTCCGCCCAGCCATCACCGATAAAATGGTTGGTTAAGCGATGGATACAGAGAGAAGGTTTGGTAATGATCCATGGGCCGTCTGGATCGGGTAAAACCTTCATGGTTCTCGACATGATGGGGTCTGTGGCATCTCGCGGATCGATTGGCCATTGGTTCGGGAACAAGGTTCGTCATGGTTCGGTGGTGTATCTGGCTGGCGAGGGCCATCATGGATTACGAGGCCGGTTAGCAGCATGGAAGGCGCATAATAAAGTTGACGCACTCAATATGTATGTGTCGGCCCATGGATTAGACCTCAACGCTCCAGAGGGCTATCAGAAGGCTGTAGAGGCCATCCGTTCGTTACCTGAAGTCCCGACGGCCATCGTGGTTGACACGTTGCATAGGCACCTTCTGGGCGATGAGAATAGTTCCGTCGATACGAAAGGCATGCTAGACGCCTGCGGTGCGTTGATACAGGAGTTCAAATCCACCGTGATCTTAGTCCATCATACCGGAGTATCAGCCGAGGCCCAGCATCGAGCTAGGGGATCGTCGGCCTGGAAGGGAGCTTTGGATGTCGAGATATCCGTCATCCCTGGCGATACGATTGAGATCGTTCAGCGTAAGTCTAAGGATGCTGAGGCGGCACCAAACCTATTCGCTGAACTCCAATCCGTCCCGATATCTGGCTGGTATGATGAGGATGGAGAACAGGTGACATCAGCCGTCATGGTTGAGGGGGTTGAGCCTATCAAACCGGCAAAAGACAATCCGGTCATTAAACATCAGAGGACATTTGAGATGGCTTGGAAGGACGCTGGCAACCCTCTCGATGTCGATGGGAATCCATTCCTATCTCGCGATGATCTTATCGGATATCATGTCAATCAAATGGGCATCAGCCAGTCATCTGCCGTCCAATATGTCCGTCCGAGCCGTCAAGGGCGAATTGTTAGCGAATTGCTTACATCAGGCGACATCGGTACAAATGGAGACGGGTGGTCTGTACTGTCTCAGACCTGGAAAACCACGCTATTACTTGGTGTTAGCGCACAAGCGGTACAAACGGTACAGAGCGGTACAGAACGGATTGTACCGTTTGAGGGCAAAAGCGAGTAGGCGGTACGGTACGGTACACACTCCTATAGGAGTGTACCGTTTGTACCTCCACGATGCAGGAGGTGTTTTATGAAGATATCGATCAAGGCAAACGACAAGCAATTCCAGGCTGCGGTGGATCGCATGGTCGAGAAGCAAATCCCGTTTGCAACATCTCTTGCTCTCAACAATACGCTACGGTTGGTTAGAGATGACGACCTGAAGAGAGAATACCGAAATACATTCGCCTTCAGGAACAAGCCATTCTTCCAGCAGGTTCACACGATCAGACCGTCTAACGTGGCGCACTGGAAGAAGGCTGGAATGTTGGTGGCGGCGATTCAGGAGAACAGGTTAACGGCACCAACCGGCGCGGCCACTGGGGGCAAGAAGGGGTTCAAGGTTCCGTCTAACACTAAGCAGCCTAAAAACATGGGGGGCAACAAGTCGGCATCTACATCCAAATCTGCTGACACGGCGTTTATGAATAAGCATGTGTCTGGTGGTGTTAGGAATGCCAAGGGAAGAAAGAAAACAGTCCCATTCTCAGGCGCGCCGGTTAAGCGTCTGGCGTCTACTGGCGCAGTGTCTAAGGCCATGCAGCCAAAGCAGTTGCTTCAGCAGTTCAATGCTGGCTCTAGGGACGCTAAGAACTTTATTATTTACAGGAAAGGGACTTATAGGAAAACCAACCAGCAAGGCGGCCTGCCTTTGTATATCGCCAGAAGGACTGGGAGAGGGAAAAACAAGAGCATACAATTGCTGTATCACTTCCAGGATTCAGTAAACAATAAGGCAAAATACAATCCAGAAACCGTTGTTGCTAACGGTATAAGGTCACGTATAAATCACCAGTTCAAAAGAGCATTGATAGAAGCAATAAAGACTGCACGGTTTAGTGTGTAGTCTGAACTTTTCCACTGGATATGTGTCTCTGAACTTTTCCACTGGATATGTGTCTCTGAACTTTTCCACTGGATAGGTGTCTCTGAGCTTTTCCACTGGACTGGTATGGTTGAACTTTTTCCACGGAGGGGGTTGGATAAACTTTTCCATCGGAGGGGGTCTGAGCTTTTCCACTGGAGCTGAGCTTTTCCACTGGAGAGGGTCTTTCATCGCTTAACGGGGTCATAGGCCGCCCAGATCAGAAAAGCGTGATATATCAATAGGTTATGGTTAACCCATTGATAACACGGGACTTTATTAAATCGTTATAGATCAATGGGTTAGGCTAAGTTGTTGATATCGTTGACAAAATAATTATTTTGGGGGCGTGGATATAGGGGAAAATATAGGTTAACCTATTGAAATTGCTTGGTTTTATTGGTGTTTGGGCCGTTTCAATATAGTAAGCCCTGCAAAATAATTTACCGGGCGGGCTTGTGGATTGCATAAGAGGGCTTATATCTGATCCAGCGAATCGGAATCACCCGGACCGCATAACAGGATTACATGGAATGAACTTCACCATATCAGTATCAGAATCCCGCGCTGCTAGGCTTAAGACAGCAACTCAAGCCCGTCGTGCTAATGCAATAGACGCGTTGTTGCTGGCGATTTGCTTTAGTGCTGCAGCGGGCATTGCGGGCATTGTGTGCCTGGCGATTGTTCGCGGCATTGTGGCGGGGGCATAATCATGAAATATCAAAATAAGGCGCAATTCCTTGCCCGCGTCCAATCCGGTAAAATTGGCGGGCTTATCCTATGGCAAGGCGCGAGCCTGATAAATGGCGAACCGATTGTTGCGGTTGCCTGTCGCATTGCCCAAGCGTCCGGCAATACGAAAACGGGGGATATGGTGCAAACTTTTATCCTACCGGACCCACATGCTGCAGGGATTGAGGTTAACGGCTCGCGCCCTGCTAAAATAATGGCGTGGCTTAAGAAAACCGGGGCGCGGTCAATATGCGGTGAATGCCCTCACGCTTGGCAATGGGATAATGGCTTGCGCCAATATATCAAAGGGGCTTGCTATGTCCGCGAGTATCAATCGCCAGCTGCAGTACTTGGCGCGGTTTATCGCAATTCATACCCAATCGCGGGCGTTGATTTCCCGGTCGCTTGGGTTTCAGATTGCGTGGCGGGGCTGGCGGTTCGATTAGGTAGCTATGGCGATCCTGCAGCGGTGCCAGCTGATATATGGGCGCGGTTGATATCGCGGGCCAAATCCCGCACGGGATACACTCACCAATGGAATTCCGCATTCCCTGCAGCGCGGGCCAATGCCTATCGGGCGCGGGGCTATCTTATGGCGTCCTGCGATAGTCAATCGGACTATAGCGACGCGGTAGATTCAGGATTCCGGGCTTTCCTCGTAACGCCAAGGGGCGACGCGACGCCTAGGCCGGGGCTTATGCTTTGCCCCGCGAGCCATGAACATGAGGCCCGCACGGGAAGGCGTACGAATTGCGCAAAATGCGGGGCATGTTCCGGCGCTGGCGGTAAGGGCGAACGCATGCCTAGCGTATTCATTCCAGCCCATGGCGCAACCGCTAGCCGCGTGAAATCATGCCCCGCCGCTGCAGCAATGGTGCAAGCAATGGGGGCGCTGTCATGAACAAGCGGCACGAATGCATTGAAATGCTAGCCCAAGCCCTAGCCTTGGCGGTATGCGCGCGCGATGATGACAAGGCGGAACGCGCGAGCGATTTAGCCGTTGAAATTGCCGGAATCGGGTTGGAGCGGGGATATATTGGCCAGTCCGATATCGAAACCGCCAAGGCGCTCGCGCTTGTAGAGCTTTACGGTGAGGGGGCGGGCGCATGATCTACCGGGCTTGTGAGTATGTAGTGGCTGGCGCTTTCGCTGGCGTACTTTATCTGGCGCTAATTGCGCTTTAATCGAAAGGAAGAGACAATGACAAGCGAAACATATAAGCCCGGCATGGTTCCGGCGGACTACAAGCATAAAGGCGGCAAGTGGGTGCTGTATTGGGATTACCCTCGCGGATTGTTGCGCGGGTTGCAGGTCCAAGCGCTTGACTTATATCAGGCGCTGGATGACTACGATGGCGACCCTAGTTTGCTGCTATGGAAAGATATTAAGCAATTCTTGGATCGTGTTCAAAGCGTTTGCCGAATGACATTTCCAGCGAGTGACGATCGTGCTCACTATGGCAAAATTGTATTTGATCCAGGGCCATGGCAAAATATGCAAGTGATATTTGATTGCATCGAGCCCATGACATACTCTGAGTTCGCCAGCAAACTATATGATCTGGCAGGTCAATCCAGCAAAATGCCCGTGTTGGACGCCCGGTTCTCAGATATTCAAAGGGTCGTCGCTGTCATGGAATTGATGCACGGAATAGATTGTGACAGCCTGTGCGGGGGGGCGTGATGCATAGGCCGCCACGCAATAGCGATGAAAGCAAGTTGCAGAAAATATGGGCCGCTTGGGGGCTGTTTGTAATGGCGATACTAGCGCCGATAATTGGCTAGCCCTAGCCCGCTGCAGATCACCATAGCCCCGCCAGGTTAACGCTTGGCGGGGCTTTTCTATGCCTAGCCCTTGGCCCTAGCGCTTGGCCCGTAGGGGACCCCAGATCGCTTACTATATATAGATAGCGATCTGGGGTCCCCTAGCCTAACCCTAGCCCTAGCCTGTCTGTGCCCCGCCTTGCCCCAAGCTTGGCGGGGCTTTGCTATGCCATGCCCATAGCCCTAGCCATAGCCATAGCCATAGCCATAGCCATAGCCTCAGCCCGCCTTGCCCCAAGCTTGGCGGGCTTTGCTATGCCATGCCGCAAATTGGCCCGCACAATTTGCGGCACGAATCGCCAGCGCCAGCCCAAGCGATATAAGCCCCGCCTGATAGCCTTGCCGCATTCCTGGCGCATAACCCTAGCGGGGCAATAGAGACGGCTATCGCACGGGCTTCCCTGGCGATCCTATGCGGGTTTATCAATAGCCCCCGGCATATACCCGCAAGATTGGGCAGAACATAGCGGGAACGATTAGTTAGGCCCCTACCTAATTGGAACGGAATCGGACAGGGCATTGCTGGCGATATTAGCCCCCTACAGCCCCCGCCTTATTTTGACGATCTATCTAGGCTTGCCCCCCATAGCCGCCCCCTAGCCGGTCGCCTTAGCATAGCCTGGCGCGGGTCCTACCACACATATACCCATGACGGGT